ACAACAAATGTAACAGCTGAAAATGACAGTTATTATATTATAGAACAAAGATAAAAACAAATGATAGAAAATATATTACAGTTATTAAGCTTAGACCCTTATTTAAATGTTTCTGAAAACATTGAGATAGCAAAGGGTAAACATAAGTTAGAAACTAACTTTAAAGAAAGTTGGAAACAATTTAAACGTAGAAAAGCATGGCAACAGAAGTAGTTGTAAGAGTAAAACTAGAAGGCGATCAACAAATAAAACAATTTGAAAATCAAGTTGAATCTCTTGGTGGCTCTTTAAAAAAGGTAGATGATAATTCTAAAGAAGCTGATAGTTCACTTAAAAAAGTAGGTGAAAATGGTGGTGCTATTTCTACACTTGATTCTCTTACGGGTGGATTAGCAACCCGTATTCGTGATGCTGCTGAAGCTAGTAAATTATTTAACACTAATTTAAAAGCAACTAGAGGTGCGTTGTTAGCTTCTGGTGTAGGTGCTTTAGTTGTTATCTTGGGTACTGTTATAGCGTATTGGGAAGAAATCACACAACTAACCAAAACAGAGAACTTTTTATTAGGCAAACAAATAGAACAATTAGAAAGGGTTACTACTGAATTAGATCAACAAGTAGCTATAATTGATAGTCGAATTGAGTTAGCTGAATTAGAGGGTAAATCTACCGAACAACTACAAAAACAAAAGTTAGCTTTACTACAACAAGAACAAGCTATTAACCAAACGTTAATACAGAAGTTAGAACTTCAGTTAGAAAACGAAAAAGCATTAGCTAGAGAGTTCACAATATGGGAGCGTATTAAGGTAGAAGCGTTAAGAATTGTTGACCCTGTTAAAGCTGCTGGTTTAGAAGCGGTTTCACAATTAGAAACCAATGAAAAGACGTTAGAACTACAACAACGTATCAATGATGCTAAACAACGTCAAGTAGGTTTAGAAATACAAGTATTTAAAGCGCAAAATCCTGAAGCTGGTGGTGGTCAAACTAGAGATATAGGCGCTGCTATTGGGGTTAGTCAAGCTGATAGGGTTCAGCCTAGAATAGATGCGGAATTAGCAGCAGATACAGCTATTGCTAACTCACGTAATCAATTAGCGTTTGATATACAAGAAACTAATAGATTAATAGCACAATCTGATAAAGAACAGTCAGATCAACGCATACAATTAGAACAAGCGGTTGAACAAGCTAAAAAAGATAGTCTTTTAAATGGTTTAGCGTTAGCTTCTCAAATAGCGGGTGAACAAACTAAAGTAGGTAAAGCATTCGCAGTAGCACAAGCAACTATTTCGGGTATTGAGGGTGTTCAAAATGCGTTTACAACAGCGGCTAAATCGCCAATCACTACACTATTCCCAGCATACCCAACTATTCAAGCGGGATTAGCGGCAGCGTTTAGTGCTTTACAAATTAAAAAGATACTTTCGACAGACCCAACTGGTAAAACAGCACCAAATTTAGGCGGTTCGGTTGGTGGTGGTCAAGCCGCACCAAGCTTTAACGTAGTAGGTACTTCTGGCGTTAATCAGTTAGCAGAAACATTAAACCAAGATCAACAACCGTTAAGAGCTTTTGTAGTGGGTAATGATGTAACCACACAACAATCAGCAGATAGAAATATAGTAGAAACCGCTACCATAGGTTAATCTTTTGTCACACTATTAACACTTTTGTATTATAATAATATGAAAGTTTACGAGGCTGTTTACACAGACGAACAAAGACAAGGTGTTTTTGGTATTTCTTTGGTTGAAAATCCAGCAATGGAAGATGAATGGATTGCATTAAGCGAACAAAACGCTGAACTGCAATTTTCTGCTATTGATGAATCTAAAAGGCTTCTTTTAGGTGCTGTATTAATACCTAATAAGAAGATTTATCGCAATATAGGCGGTAATGAATTTTATATCACTTTCACCGAAGATACTATTTCTAAGTTAGCACATGATTTTATTAAAGATGGTAATCAAAATAATTCAAGTGCTGAACATGAAACACAATTAAGCGATGTTTCATTTGTAGAATCATGGCAAGTAGAAAACCCAGATATTGACAAAAGCGCTTTATACGGTAAGAAGTATGAAAAAGGTACGTGGGTAACTATGGCTAAAGTATCACCAGAATTATACGAACAAGCAACTAACGGAACTTTTAAAGGGTTCTCAATAGATGCTTTGTTAGGATTAGAAGAACTTAAATTTAATTCAAATACTATTATGACTAGACAAGATTTTGTAGATGGTCTTAAAGATGCTTTTACGTTTCTTAAATCTGAAGAGGTTGAGAAAGTGGAAGAAGTTAAGACTGAAGAAATCGAGGTTAAGTCGGAAGAGGTTGCAGAAGTAGCCGAAGCGACTGAAGAGCCTCAAATCGAAGCAAGTCAAGAGGATTGGCAAAAAGAATTGTTAAATGCTCTTGGTGACATTACCGCTAACTTTAAGAAAATGGAAGCTAAAGTTGAAGAACTTGAAACTAAACTTTCTAAAGAAGTTGAGGTAAAGGAAGAAGAAGTTGCAGAACTAAAAACAGAATTAGAGAAGCAACCAGAGGTAGAGCCTATCAAGGCAAAGCCAGAATCTAAAGTAGAATTTAAATCAGAAATCAATAAATACAAAGGAACTAAGACGAGAGTTTTTGAGAATCTTCAAAACTTTTGGTAGGCTTCCCTTAATTAATTTTTTATTATGGCTACAACAGAAACTATTAGTAGTAATTACGCTGGGGAAGCGGCACAAAGTTATTTCTCGGCAGTTTTAAAAACACCTACATCTATTGTAAATGGCGGTGTTGATCTTATGGATGGAATCCGTTACAAATGGAATCTACCAAGAGTTAACCTATCTGGAATTATAGCAGATAGCACTTGTGACTTTACTGACGTTGGGACTATTACTCGTAACGAGAGAGTTTTAACGGTTGAAGAGTTTGAAGTTAACATGAAATTATGTAAGTCTAATTACAGACCTACTTTTGATCGTATGGGTTCATCTGCTCACGCTGGTCTAGCTCCAGATTTTGCTTCTTATTTAGTTGGGTTAGTTGGTGCTAACGTTGCTGAATCAAGAGAGAACACAATTTGGCAAGGTGCTGCTGCAACGGCAGGAGAATTTGACGGTTTTGAGGCTTTGTTTACGAGTGAAGCATTACAACCAGCAGCTTATGAAATTGCAGGAACTACTTTAAGTGCAGCTAATATTATAGCTGAATTAGAAAAAGTAGTAGATGCTGCGGATAGTGCTTTATACGCACAAGAATCATTTGCTATTAGAATCTCAACAGCAGCTTCTAAATTTTACAAGCAAGCACAAGCGGCTTTAGGAGCGTTTGACGCTTATCACGAAAGAGCTGCTGCAATGACTTTTCAAGGTATTCCTTTAATTCATTGTGCAGGTTTATCTGATGATGTAATGTTTGCTACTTACGCTGAAAACCTTTGGTACGGTGTAGGTGAAGCTGGAGATGCTCAAAGAGTAGATGTAATTGACCAATCGCCTTTAGATGGGTCAAACAATGTTAACGTAGTAATGAAATGGGCTGACGGTGTAGTATGTGCTAACCCAGAGGACGTTATTACTTACGGTATCACGAATACAGGAAACTAATATAACGGGGTGTTTCGTACACCCCTTTTTAAACTTTAATTTATGGCGTGTTTATTAACTAGCGGAAGAACAGAACCTTGTAGTGATGCTATTGGTGGTCTTAAAGCTATTTATTTAGTGGATTATCAAGAAGATGCTTTTACTATTACTAATGGTGAAGCAACAGCTATTGATGTTGGTGTTACAGTCGCATACAAATACAGTTTGTTGGCTGATGGCAATACTTTTAGTGAGCCTTTCACACAAGACATCAACGCGGGAACTTCTGTTTATGAACAATCTTTAGCGGTTGTTCTTAAAAAACAAACGTTAGAAAGTGCTAGAGAACTTGCCTTAGTTGTTAAATCAAGACCTATTGTAGTTGTTCAAGATAGAATGGATAATTATAAGATATGTGGTTTAACAGACGGTACAGCTTGTACTGGTGATATTGTTAGTGGTGGAGCTAAAGCTGAATTTAATGGTTATAATCTAACCTTTACAGCTACAGAGACAGAACCAGCACCATATTTAGACAGTGCAACTACAACAGCATTTTTAGCATTAGTTAGCGGAACAAACGTAACACCTTAAAGGTATTTTTTCATATTGTTTTGTTTTAGGGTAGGCTTCGGTTTACCCTTTTTTTGTAACAAAAAGACACTAAATGTATTATAATTGTATGAAGATATTTGACCCTAATAATACGAGTATTGTTTTAGAGGTAATACCTAGATATTTGAACGTAGATAATAATCATGAGTTAGTTATATTAAACGAAAACAATAGAGAAACATCAAGCAATAAAAATGTATCTAAAGTTTTAGGTGATGGTTTTATAACCTATTCTTTCACATTTACATCTGAAGAAAACACTACCTACAGCATAAAAATAACTGATACCGTTTTAGATCGTGTGGTATGGCGTGATAAAGCCTTTGCAACTGCACAAGACACGCAAAAATATAAAATAAATGTCTAGTAAAGATATAGTATTAATAAATTTGTCTAATTACGTTAGACCGCAAATAGAAGAGCGCATTGGTCAAGAATGGGTTTTAAATGGTAAGAAAAATTCATTTTTTCAATACATTATAGACAGATATAATGGCTCTCCTACGAATAGAATCATAATAGATACGTTTAATCGTTTTATTTACGGACAAGGTATATCTGAAAACGGACAGCGTGAGGTTTACGAAGAATTAGCCGAAATATTTCCTAAAAGAGAACAAAAAAAATGTGTA